CCTAAAGCGAGTGAGTTGAACTATGACAATGTTCCTTATTTCAGTGGTCCTAATATTAGACCCAAGAACATGGTTTTTAAAGATGGTGTGTATGTGCCAGACCCAACCAATAAACCCGGACTAGCGGATTTCCTGCGCATGAGGAGCGAGATGCCGAGGGCGATGGCAACAGACTTGAGGTTGGGCCTTGGTTCTTTAGGTGGTATTAAAGGTTTTACTAAGGCCCTAGAGGGTATGGGTTTTGGAACTTTTAGGGATGATGATGGCAATCCTTCTCCTGAAGCTTTAGGAGCCTATGCGAACTTTCAAGACGCTTCACGAAACAGTCAAAAGCGTCAAGAAGCGGAATCAATGGGCGATGGAGATGATTTCTACGGCAACTATGATCCGTGTCCCGAGGGTTATCGGACTGATCCGGTAACGGGGATGTGTGTTCCTGTAATGGACGTGACCCCTGAGCCGATTGTGCCTGAGCCGATTGTGCCTACTCCGTTTCCTGACCTTCCGGGTGCCGGTGCCGGTGGCGGCATGACTTCTCCTGTTCTTCCTTTGATGGACTATACTCAACCTATGAATTTCACTAGTCCGACGATTTCGCCTCCTACACCTCAAGGCATTGCTGGAATACCTCTCACACCGATTATGGGTTAATCATGAAATGTCGGCATTGTGGTAGAGAGATTGAGGAGGATACGGTGGACAAGGCTCCTTCGTGTTCCCATTGCTATCTGCCTTGGTTTTTCTTTTTAAGGGAAAATAAAAATGCAGTGTTGGCATTGTAGTACCGAGTTAATTTGGGGCGGGGACCATGACATAGCGGACGATGAGGACTATGTTATGGAGACGAACTTGTCGTGTCCTGAGTGTAGGACCTTGGTAATGGTTTATTATCCCGCAGAGGAAGAAGATGACCCTTCAGAGCTTTGATGCGCTTCCCGAGGAGGCGTTAAAAGAAATACTGGCTTTAACGGAGGCCAAGAGGCGTCTTGATTTACAGGACGAAGCGCAGAACAAGTTCATGCCGTTCGCGCATCATGTGTATGAGAACTTCATTGAGGGGCGTCATCACAGGGTTATTGCGGAGAAGCTAGAGGCTGTGGCTCGTGGCGAGTTAAAGCGGTTGATTATTAACATGCCGCCTCGTCATTCGAAATCCGAGTTTGCGAGTTACCTGATGCCTGCATGGTTTTTGGGCAGGAACCCTAAACTAAAGATTATTCAGGCTACCCATAATACAGAACTAGCTGTACGTTTTGGTAGGAAGGTCCGAGATTTAATTGACGATCCTGCGTATCGGGAGATTTTTCCGGACACGAGTTTGAAGGAAGACAACAAGGGCGCGGGAAAATGGGGTACTGACAAGGGCGGCGAGTACTTTGCGGCGGGTGTTGGTGCTGCGGTCACGGGTCGTGGTGCGGATTTGTTTGTAATTGACGATCCACACTCGGAGCAGGACGCTATGAGCGACACTGCGTTCGACCATGCGTATGAGTGGTACACTTCTGGTCCTCGTCAGCGTCTACAACCGGGTGGTGCAATCATAATTGTCATGACTCGGTGGGGTAAGAAGGACTTGACGGGTCGTTTATTGGCCCGACAGGGCGGCGATGTGATGGCGGACAAGTGGGAAGTGGTGGAATTTCCTGCGATTATGCCTAGCGGCAACCCTTTGTGGCCTGAATTTTGGGAAAAGGACGCATTACTGGGGATTAAGGCGTCTTTGCCCGTGTCAAAGTGGTCTGCGCAGTGGCAACAGACGCCCACGGCCTCTGAATCTGCGATTATCAAGCGCGATTGGTGGCAACCGTGGGAGGAAGACAAGGTTCCTACGTTAAAATACGTCATGCAGTCGTATGATACGGCGTTTTCTAAGAAAGAGAGCGCGGATTACAGCGCAATTACGACTTGGGGCGTGTTTAATCCGCTAGAGGGCGGCCCTGACCACATAATTTTGATGGATGCGCAGCGTGGTAGGTGGAGTTTCCCTGAATTAAAGGAAATTGCCTATGACGAGCACGATTATTGGGACCCAGACATGGTGATCATAGAAGCCAAGGCCACGGGACAGCCTTTGATAGACGAATTACGTCTCAAGGGCATTCCTGCTTTGGGGTTTTCTCCGGGTAGGGGCAAGGATAAGGTCACTAGGATGCACATGGTAGCTCCTTTGTTTGAGGCGGGGGTTGTTTGGTATCCTTCGGACAAGAAGTTCCCTGAAGAGGTTATCGAAGAGGTGGTTTCTTTTCCCTATGGTGACAACGACGATTATTGTGATAGTATGACTTTAGCTTTGATGCGTTTTCGGCAGGGTGGTTTTATCTATCTGGACGGCGAAGATGACCTAGAGGATGAATGGAAACCTCGTAAACGGGAGTATTACTGATGGTGATGTCACCAGACATAGAAGTACCGATTGATGTTCCTATGGAGTTTCCTAACGGAGCCGAGGTTATTGATGACGGTATGGGCGGGGCGATAGTTCAGTCTATGGAAGAGATGCCTATAGATATACCTGATGACATTCCGTTTGACGCTAACTTGGCAGAATACTTGGATGATGGCGTTCTTGGAGAGATATCCTCTGATCTTCGCGGCTTATACGAGGAAGATTTAGAGTCGAGGTCCGATTGGGAAGAGACGTATACCAAGGGTTTAGATTTACTTGGGTTAAAGGCAGAGGAGCGCACAACTCCGTTTGAGGGTGCGTCCGGTATTGTGCATCCCATGATTAGCGAGAGTGTTACGCAGTTTCAGGCACAGGCATACAAGGAGCTTTTGCCAGCGGGTGGCCCTGTTAGAACTCGTCTTATGGGTTTGCAGGACCAAGCTCGTGAGGATCAGGCCAATCGGGTAGAGCACTTTATGAACTACCAGATCACGGAGATCATGGAAGAGTATGATCCGGACATGGATCAGATGCTGTTTTATCTCCCGTTGTCTGGCTCTACGTTTAAGAAGGTTTACTTTGATCCCACGAAGCAACGTGCCGTTGCACAGTTTATACCAGCACAAGACTTAGTTGTGCCGTACTCTGCGTCTGACTTAGCTACGAGCAATCGGGTTACGCATGTATTGCGTATGGACATCAACGATGTGCGCAAGATGCAGGTTGGTGGTATGTACCGTGACGTTGATTTGAAAGAGGGCGGGGAGGTTGAGGCTGACTCGGTTCGTCAGAAGGTCAATGAGCTAGAGGGGCTGTCCAAGAATTACTCTGACGATGTTTTGACGGTGCTAGAGATGCATGCAGACATGGACATTGAGGGTTTTGAGGATATGAACCCTCAGACGGGAGAGCCATCGGGCATAAAGCTACCGTACATCATTACGATTGATGACAACTCGGGGCAGATTCTGTCCATTCGGCGCAACTTTGACATGGGTGATCCCATGATGCGCAAGCGTCAATACTTCGTACACTATAAGTTTATGCCCGGATTAGGGTTCTATGGCTTTGGTTTAGTGCATATGATTGGTGGGTTGGGTCGTGCCTCGACAAGCTTGCTGCGTCAGTTGATTGATGCGGGTACGCTTTCGAATTTACCTGCGGGTTTTAAGGCCCGTGGCGTTCGCGTTCGTAACTCTGACGAGCCATTGCAACCCGGAGAGTGGCGGGACATTGATGTTCCGGGCGGTGCGATTAGGGATTCGATTATTCCTCTGCCGTATAAGGAGCCATCGGCTACCTTGGCACAGATGCTTGGCAGTTTGGTTGCGGATGGAAGACGCTTTATATCTGTAGCGGACCAACAGGTATCAGACATGAACCAAGAGACGCCAGTTGGGACGACTGTTGCGTTATTGGAACGTGGATCGAAGGTTATGTCCGCGATTCACAAACGTTTGCACTACGCGCAGAAAACCGAGTTTCGGCTTTTGGCGCGTATCTTCGCTGAAAACTTACCTCCCGTTTACCCATATGAGGTAGCTGGCGCACCCCAGCAGGTTAAGGCGCAAGACTTCGACGGCAGGGTTGACGTCCTCCCCGTCAGTGACCCTAACATTTTTTCGATGGCGCAGCGAGTTACATTGGCCCAACAGCAACTACAGTTGGCTCAGTCAAACCCGCAAATGCATAACCTCCATGCAGCCTATCGAAGAATGTATCAGGCGTTGGAGGTGCAAAACATTAACGAGATACTTCCTCCCCCTCCTCAACCGCAGCCAAAGGACCCTGCGATGGAGAACGCGGACATGATCTCGGGCCAGCCAGCCAAGGCATTTCCTCCTCAAGACCATGACGCTCACATACAGTCTCACTTGAGCCTGTTGAGTTTACCCATACTACAGAAGACGCCCCCTGTTTTGGCTGGATTATATACTCATGTGTTAGAGCATGTATCTATGAAGGCTCGTGAGACTGTTATGGAGCAGCTACAGGCTATTGCTATGCAGGCTCAAAGCCAGCAACTACAGCCTCAACAGTTTGCGCCAGAGCAGGTAGAAGCTCAGGTTGCTGTGGTGGAGGCTGAGTTAATGGCTGACATCATGCCTCGTTTAGCGGCGGGTCAAGACAGTGCGTCAGAAGACCCCTTGGTTAAGATTCGGATGCAGGAGCTTCAGATCAAACAGATGGAGGCGGAGCACAAGGCTGCTATGGATCAGGC